CTACAGCCTTCAGGTAATGGGTGACGTGCAAGACAAGAGCAGCGCATATGCTGCATTGGATGAAACAGAAGTCAATGATTACTTAGAAGGGATTTTATCCGAAACCCCTAATTGTGATTGTCAAGAATGAAAACACCATATGATAAACTATTTGAACGTAAAAGAAAGTGGTCACCCGTTCAGACCACAGCAGGTAAACTCCGTGAAGGTTCTGAAGAGGCCATCTACCGTGCTCTCGCAGTACGTTGTCTGGAGTTACCTGTTGGTTCCTTCATTACGGAGGGGCTTGAAAAAGCTGTTCCCGAATCAGCTAGAAAACTACTAATCTCTAATGTCAAAGATGAAGATAACCATGACCTTGCTCTCGGTTACATTGCCAACGCTCTTGGTGTTGACGAAAAAGCTGAGAAAGAAGCACTTAGACTACGGGACGCATGGGTATCCCATCCTGACCACACGATTGTCAAAGCCCTGGTAGCAGAACGTGCTATATTTTTTGTATTATTACCATTCAATAGATTCAATGGTGATGCAGGTTTAAGGACCGTCAGTGCAGATATCTCAAGGGACGAACAGATTCACGTTGCGACGAACTCACTTGTATGTAGTGAGCTTGGTCTTACGTGGAGTAAATCCTTAGATAAACTTAGAAAGGCTACAATCCAATGGATCATGGAACCACTAGGTAGAAATACTGAGGACAAATATTTAGACAGAAAATTTTGGACCGATTCTAGTGATCGGCTAATGTACGAAGGCAAAGCACCAGAGCTTTCTCAGACTAAGAACGCTCGTATGCCTGCATTTTTTGAACATGCAAATACAAACCTCCCAAAGTACGCTTAACTGGGGTAGCCTAGAGCGTTTACTTGATGACCTTGACCAACAGTTTCCCGACAAATTCCCTGACCATAATCTTTCCGATAAGGAGATAGCTTATAGGGCAGGACAAATATCTATTATCAGATTACTTAAACAAAACCTATCGGAATAAGATTATGTGCGGAAGCTTAATAAATAGCATCTTTGGCGGCGGGAATAGACAACCTGCTCCACCACCTACCCCAGTAGCACCGACTCCACCACCACCACCAGCTCCAACTGTAACAGCTCCTATAGAGGCACCAAAAGCACCAACACCTTCTCCTATATCTGAAGATGAGACAAAGCGTAAAGCTAAGGTCACTTCTAAGAAAGTACAGAAGAAGAAAGTTTCAGCAGGTACTTCTCAGTTACAAATTAAGAAACCTGCAACAGGTGGAGTACAAGGTACAGGAACACCTCAAGGTGTTAACACAGGTACTGGCACTGGCACAGCTACTACAACAGGAACTACTAAGAAACAATAATGAAAAACGCACGGCAAAGGTACAACAGACTATCTACAGACCGTGATCAATTTCTCAATGTTGCATACGAATGTGCAGAGTTAACAATACCAACTTTGTTAATGCGTAATGAGAAACCACCTGCTTACGGACAATTCAAAACTCCGTGGCAGTCAGTTGGAGCTAAAGGGGTAGTCACATTAGCATCAAAACTAATGTTAGGATTACTCCCACCCTCCACAAGTTTCTTCAAACTTCAACTAGATGACTCTCAGTTAGGTGTACAGATACCACCTGAAGCAAAGAGTGAAATGGATCTTAGCTTTGCAAAAATTGAACGCATGATTATGGAAGCTATTGCAGCTTCTACTGATCGAGTTCAGATTTTCTCAGCTATTAAACACCTTGTAGTAACAGGTAATGCCTTGTTATATATGGGTAAAGATGGTATGAAAATGTACCCTCTTAATAGATATGTAGTTGAAAGAGATGGTAACGGAGAAGTTGTTGAGATAGTAACTAAAGAAAGAGTCCATAGAGATTTAATACCACTAGATCTTTCTCAATATAAAGATTCAGTTGTAGATGATGATACATCTAACACAGATAAAGATTGTGATGTTTATACCTGTGTAAAATTAGGTACTAAGGGATGGTACTGGCACCAAGAAGTGCATGATATACTAATCCCAGGTAGTGAAGGTAAAGCTCCTAAAGATAAAAACCCTTTCTTACCTCTACGTTTTGTAACAGTAGATGGTGAGGATTATGGAAGGTCAAGAGTAGAAGAGTTTCTTGGTGATCTAAAATCACTAGAAGCGTTGATGCAATCTCTTGTTGAAGGTTCAGCAGCAGCAGCAAAGGTTGTCTTTACAGTATCACCTAGCTCAGTTACTAAACCAGGTACACTTGCAAACGCAGGTAATGGTGCTATCATTCAAGGTAGACCAGATGATATTGGAGTTATACAAGTAGGTAAGACAGCTGATTTTCAAACTGCATTTCAATTAGTAAATGTATTAGAGAAAAGATTAAGCGAAGCTTTCCTAATACTTAATGTTAGACAGTCAGAAAGAACTACCGCAGAGGAAGTTCGTATGACACAAATGGAACTAGAGCAACAGCTGGGTGGTTTATTTAGCTTGTTAACTACTGAGTTCCTTATACCTTACTTAGCAAGAAAGATGCACAAGCTTACTATTGCTAAGAAGATACCTAAACTTCCTAAGAATTTAGTACACCCAACTATAGTTGCAGGAATAAATGCACTAGGACGTGGACAAGACAGAGATGCACTTGTTCAATTTGTAACTACCATTGCTCAGACAATGGGACCAGAAGCTTTACAGCAATACATTAATCCTGATGAAGCTATCAAGAGATTGGCAGCTGCTCAAGGTATAGATGTACTGAATCTTGTTAAGTCTATGGAAGAGTTACAACAGGAGAAACAGCAAGCAGAACAACAGGCAATGCAACAACAGATGCTGGGCCAAGCTGGTCAGTTAGCAAGTTCTCCACTCATGGACCCAAGTAAAAACCCCGAAGTGATAGAAGCTTTACCAGGCATGATGCAAATGGCAACAGGCCAACCAGTAGAAGCTCCACCAGAGGCAGCACCAACCCCTTAATTAAATGGCAACTGAAACACAAACATTCACCTATGATCCAACACAGGATTCTCTAATTGACGAAGCTAATGAAGCACGTGATGCAGAGAATCTCGCTGTTGGTGAGAAGATGGTTGAAGAGCAAGAGCAATTACTTGCTGGTAAATATAAAACAACTGAAGATTTAGAAAAAGCTTACAAAGAATTAGAAGGTAAGCTTGGTAAGCAAGAACAAGGATTAGAAAGAGAACCTCAAACAGATTCGGAGTCTGAATCAGAACCTGAACAAGGTATAACTGTTGAAGATTTTTACACTGAAGATGGTGCTGTAAACTATGATACTACTGAAAAAGTTTATGGTGAAAAAATCTCTGAGCTTTTCAAAGAAAATGAAATAGATCCATTCAAAATGAATGAACACTTCATGCAAAATGAAGGTACATTAACGGATGAGATGTATGAAACTCTTAACAATGCTGGTCTTAATAAAGACTTAGTGGACTCTTACTTACAAGGTGTGAGAGCTGATGCAGGTTTCAATACTACAACTGCACCTACATTATCTGACCCTGAGATACAAGAGATACAGAGTATAGCTGGTGGTAAAGCTGGTTATGAACAGCTGATGACATGGGCTAGTGAGAACATGACTGATGCTGATGCTAAAAACTTTGATGAAGTTATTGAAACAGCTAACAAAGCCGCAGTAACATTTGCAGTTAAAGCACTTATGGGACAATATGAAGATGCTGTTGGACGTGACTCCAACTTGATACAAGGTAAAGCCTCTAAACCAACTGAGACATATAGAAGTATGGCTGAAGTTGTAAGGGATATGGGTAATCCATTGTATGATACAGACGAAGCATATCGTGATGATGTGCGTCGCAAATTAGAAATTTCTAACCTTAAAGTATAATGCCAAAAGGTAAAGGTACCTATGGTACAAAGAAAGGAAGACCACCTAAGAAGAAGTAAGTAGACTGGCGGCCCGAACAGTTCATCGTCACCGCCATGCTAACTTATCATTTTTTCAAATGGTCACTACCGAATACGGTAAACAAAACATTTTCGCTACAGAACCACAAGTACAAGTATTAACTATGGACAACGAAAACGCAGAAATCCAAAATGGCCGTTGGGCTATGGTAGGATTCTGGGCGGCCATCGGTGCTTATGCCACCACAGGACAAATCATTCCTGGAATCTTTTAAACCTTATCTTTTTTAATGACAACAGCCACACTAACAAAACCAAATAACAACTGGGAAAGTTTATGTGACTGGGTTACAAGTACAAACAACCGCCTCTATGTGGGGTGGTTTGGGGTACTAATGATCCCTGCACTTTTAACAGCAGTGACAGCATTTTTAATTGCATTTGTTGCTGCGCCTCCCGTGGATATAGATGGTATTCGTGAGCCTGTCTCAGGAGCATTACTCTATGGAAACAACATCATCTCTGGGGCAATCGTCCCGTCATCGAACGCAATCGGTCTTCACTTCTACCCAATCTGGGAAGCTGCAACCCTCGACGAGTGGTTGTATAACGGAGGACCATATCAACTCATTGTGTTCCACTTTCTCATTGGTATCTCAGCTTACTTGGGACGACAATGGGAACTTAGTTATAGACTAGGTATGAGGCCGTGGATATGTGTAGCTTATTCAGCCCCTGTTGCAGCAGCATTTGCTGTATTCTTAGTCTACCCTTTTGGACAAGGGAGTTTCTCTGATGGTATGCCTCTTGGTATTTCAGGGACTTTCAATTTTATGTTTGTCTTTCAGGCAGAACACAATATCCTTATGCATCCGTTCCATATGCTCGGTGTTGCAGGGGTATTCGGTGGAGCTTTATTCGCTGCTATGCACGGAAGTCTTGTTACTTCCTCACTTATTAGGGAAACAACTGGGCTTGACTCTCAGAACTATGGATATAAATTCGGTCAAGAGGAAGAGACGTATAACATCGTTGCGGCT